TAGCGTGCGCGACCAGTCCACGCCGTTCTCTCGCGTTTACGTCGTGGATGACGCGAGCCCGCTGAAGTACTCCCTGGCGGATCGCGACGTCGAGCACATCGTGTTGGAGACCAACGGCGGACCTGCCCGGGCGCGGAATGTCGCGGTCGCAAAGGCTCTGGCCGTTGGGCACGAGTTCATCTTCTTCACAGACCACGACTGCATACTCGACCGTGGCTGGCACGGGCACATGGCCCGGTTCCTGACAGAGACGAACTTCGCCGCCGTCGGGGGCATGACCTACTCCTGGGGATCAACGCTCTTGGACCGTTACCACGATGTCAACGGCACCTTGGCCGGAAAGTGGCTGCTCCCGGATCGGCGAGAACTCTGGTACATGCCGTCCCTGAACTTCGGCATGAAGGCACATGCCGCGCAGGAATTCCCGTTCGATGAGCGGTTTCCGCACGCGGCTGGCGAGGATGTGGATTTGTGCCTGCGGCTGCGAAGCAAGTATCGCATCGGGTTCTGTGCCGCGGCCAAGCTCTGGCACGACTTCGGGTACTCAAGCAGCATCACAGGATTCTGGCGTTTCATCAAGCTGTTCATGAAGTACAAGAGCTCCAGTGCGACGCTATACGAGGGGCACACGGTCCTGATGTGGGACGCGTCCGAGTCCATCTTTGAGGGCAACAAGCATGAGCCTGATCTACGACTTGAGGATGAAGGGGCCGGGCATCGGACGGGCGTTCCGGGACTACGTCGGCGAGATCGGTCACTTCGCCCGGAGGGTGCAGAACCCGATCCTGATGGTGCCGCTGGTCACGCTGAAGTCCATCGAGTGGTCCATCTACCGGTGGTACAAGACACCGCTCCGTCGCTTCTACGGTGTGAAGGGCAACGAGCTGATCTACATGATCACGAACGCCTGTAACGACCGATGCCCGAAGTGCGCGATTTGGGAACGCCCAGAGCCCAAGAACCAGCACCTTGACATTGCCCACTTTCTGCGTTGCCTTGAGAGGCTGCACCACAACCTGTACCAGGTCACCTTGACTGGAGGCGAGCCTCTTCTGTTCAAACGCGATGTGGTGAAGATCGCCGACGAGGCGCATCGGCTGGGCGTGCCAATGGTGATGGTGACGAACGGGCGCGGGTTGGATGAGGCGTTCCTGACGCGTTACCAGCAGCAGGGGCATGTGCTGGTGATCTCCGTGGATTCGGTAAATCGCGAGAAGTGGAACGAGTTCAGGGGTACGCAGACTTTCGACATCGTGATGCCCAAGATTGAACTGGCCCTCCGAATCCTGGGCGATCAGCTCCGCATCCAGTCCGTTCTGTCGAAAGAGTCCAAGGATGAGGTTCCGAAGGTGGCCGCGTGGTGCAAGGAACGCGGCATTCGACACAACGTGCAGCTCTATCAAGACTTCGGGGCGAACAACTGGACATACGCGGTCGAACCCTCACAGATGGCGGCGGACAGCTCGCCATGCGCTGCACGCAAGAACATCTGCGTTTTCCCCAACGGCGATGTCGTGAAGTGCTTCGACCATCGAAGGATCCCGATTGCCAAGGAACCTCTCGGCAACATCGCGAGGCAGGACATCTTGGAAATTTTGTGCACTCGGCGCTCGACGGAGGTGTCGAGGGCGATGCGCGACTGCAACTTCCCCTGCAAGCAGATGTCGTGCAACAAGCCACAGGCGGCGCTGTTCCAATGAGTGCAGCATCCCCCGATCTGATTCTGCTGAAGGGTGCTCCCGGCGTCGGTAAATCCACCGCGGCCAAGCTCCTCGCACAGCACTTCCCGTCGGGCGTGCGCGTAGAAGTTGACACGCTTCGCCAGATGGTAATCTCGGTGGACTGGACCAACCAGGCGGAGCACCGGAGCCTCCTCGCGCTCTCAGCACAACTCGCTGCTGGCTTTCTGCGCTCCGGATTTGCTCCCGTAATCCTGGTCGACACCTTCAGCGGCGACAAAATCGACGGGTTTCTGACCGAGTTCCATGCCCAATGCCCAAGCAAGCGGGTGTGCGTCGTCGTCCTGCACGCCTCCGAAGACGTGCTACGCGAGAGATTGTCCAATCGTGAGGCAGGTGCTTTTCGGAACATCGGCATCGCGATGCGGATCAACCACGAGTCGGTACGCGATGCCCGGCCCTTCGAACTGGTGCTGGATACAAGCGCAAGTTCCCCGAAGGACTTGACCGGGGAGATCCTGCGAATCGCGTGTGATCCAGCCGCAGGCACCAATCGAAACGGCAGTCGCTAGGGCACGAGTGAGTGCCGCAAGCTGGCGGGCGGCGGCGCAGGCGCGCCGCGGGGGGATCTCGCCACGCAACTCGAAATCAATCGTCCCATCGCATGCCTTGCGCGGACAGCCCGCCTCCGCATGGCGTATGTAGCCAGGGAGAAGACATGCCTTGCCTTCTCGCCTCCACGCCACCTCAATCGTCCGACGACGAGCCGGGAGCACCGCCGATGGTTGCCAATGACGACGACGCCAATCTTTCCACCGACCAGCGCCGCCGCGAGGTGATCGCCATCCTCGCGACGGGCGCGATGCGATGGCACCGCCGTGCCAAGGCGACGGGCCTCGGCGTGGGATCGGCGGCAGCTGCCACACACGCCCCGACGCCGCAGCATCAAGAAGAAGCGGACATCGAACTTGAACTGGGCGAGGAAGCCGGCCTCAGTGTGTCTGACCGTACCGCGCGTTAGCGGTGCGGGCATCTGGAGACTTGCCCATGACGACAACCGTTTCGAAGGACCTCGCGGTGCTGGAAAAGATGACGATCGGCGAACTGCACGATCGCTACGCCGAGCTTTTCGGCGAGCGGATTCAGAGCCGCCATCGCATCTACCTCGTCCGCCGCATCGCGTGGCGCATCCAGGCCAACGCCGAAGGTGGCTTGTCCGAACGAGCCCGTGTCCGAGCGGCCCAACTCGCCAACCCGACCGACGTGCGGCGTACGCCGCCCAAGTGGGCCACGCTCGGGGAGGCCCCCAAGGACGCCAAGAAGGTCGCCCTCGCCGCCACGGCGGACCCACGGCTACCACCCGCGGGAACGGCGATCGTCCGGGACTACCGGGGCCGGACGGTGCGGGTCGTGGTGCTGGCGGACGGGTTCGAGTTCGAGGGTGAGCGCTACCGCTCCCTGTCGGCGATCGCCAAAGCGGTCACCGGATCGCACGTCAACGGATTCCGGTTCTTCAACCTGGAGGGCCGTCGATGAGCAGAGGCACCCAGAACGGAAAGCACGCCGCCACTCCGCCTCCGCAATGTCGCTGCGCGATCTACACCCGAAAGTCGAGCGAGGAGGGGCTCAGGCAGGAGTTCAACTCCCTCGACGCCCAGCGTGAGGCGGCGGAGGCGTACATCGCCAGCCAGCGGAACGAGGGATGGTCGGCGCTTCCCGATCGATACGACGACGGTGGATTCTCCGGCGGCAACGTCGATCGGCCCGGCCTCAAGAGCCTGATGGCCGCCATCGAGGCGGGCAAGATCGACTGCGTGGTGGTCTACAAGGTGGACCGTCTGTCCCGGTCGCTGATGGACTTCGCGCGCCTCATGGAGGTCTTTGATCGCCACAAGGTTTCGTTCGTCTCGGTTACCCAGCACTTCAACACGACCCATTCGATGGGCCGGCTCACGCTCAACATCCTCCTGTCGTTCGCCCAGTTCGAGCGTGAGATCATCGGTGAGCGCATCCGGGACAAGATCGCGGCGGCGAAGAAGCGGGGCAAGTGGGGCGGCGGTCCGCCGCCGTTCGGGTACGACGTCGACCGCTCGAACGGAAGCCCACGCCTCGTCGTCAACCCGGCTGAGGCGTCGCGGGTTCGCCACATCTTTGAGCGGTACCTCGAACTCGGGTCGTTGCTGTCGGTCGGTGAAGATCTCTGCAAACGCGGCTGGAAGACCAAATCGTGGCGAACGAAGGCTGGGGTGATTCGTGGCGGCGTGGAATGGGACCGGCACTCAGTGTACTGCACGCTGACGAATCCGATCTACATGGGCAAGGTGGTCCACAAAGGCGAAACGTACCAGGGGCAGCACGAGGCCATCGTCGAGGAGGAGACGTTCCGGCGTGCGCACGTGCTGATGCAGAAGAACTCACGGACGCGCGGCAACGAACTGAGAAATCAGTTCGGGGCGCTCCTGCGCAAGCTGCTGTACTGCAAGGGGTGCGGCAGCGCGATGGTTCACACGTTCACCCGGCGTGGGAACAAGGCGTATCGGTACTACGTCTGCTGCAACGCCATCAAGAAGGGCCGCGCTCGTTGCCAGAGTGGTTCGCTGCCCGCGCTTGAGATCGAGAAGGCGGTCGTCGAACAGATCCGGTGCGTCGGCCAGGACCAGAGCGTTCTGGAGGAGACGCTTTCGGCATCGCGGGCGCAAGCAGACGCGGCCATCGAGCAGTTGGACGCCGAGCTGCGCATCGTCAACCGTGGTCTGGGGCGCAATCACGCCGAGATCCGCCGCCTGGCAACCACCGAGCCAGCGTCCTCCGCGTCCGCGGGCCGCATCACCGACCTCAACGACCAGATCCGTGAGGCGGAGCGGCGGGCCAGCGAGATTGGGGCCGCCGTAGAACGCCACCGAGCGGAAGTGCTCTCAGCCGAAGACCTCCACGCGGCGTTTGCCGACTTCGACAACGTCTGGACCGCGCTCGCGCCCCGAGAACAGGTCCGGATGCTGCAGTTGCTGATCAACAAGGTCGTCTTCGACGCCCTCGACAGCAGCATCGAGGTGTCGTTCTACCCGTCGGGCGTGAAGGCGCTCGCGGGCGGGGCCGTGGAAGGACCGGAGGCCCAGGCATGATCACCGTCAAGACGAAGGTCTTCATCAACCGCGCCGCACACGGGCGCAAGACGATTGACACGAAGCCCGCCGCGCGAGTAGCCGTGGACCCCGGCCGCGTGCCGCGGATCTCGCGACTGATGGCGCTGGCGATCCACTTCGACGAGATGATCCGCGCCGGGAAGGTCGCCAACATCTCCGAGATCGCTCGCCTGACGCACGTCACCCAGCCGCGGATCACGCAGTTGATGAATCTCTGCCACCTCGCGCCGGACATTCAGGAGGAGATCCTGTTCCTGCCGCTGGTGATGAGCGGGCGCGATCCCGTCCACGAGCACATGCTGCGCGACGTGGCCTGCGTGATGGACTGGATGGAGCAACGGCGGCGATGGGGATTGCTGCCGCGCCGCTGACAACTACTTCTTCTTGTTGTCGTAGCGACCCGTGTCGCCGTTCCCCTTCTTGGGCATGACCTCGACTGACGACCCTCGGGGGTTGGCCTTGGCCTGTTCGACAGACTTCAGGCGGCCCGTCTCATTGTCCCGACCGATCTTGAATCCCTTGGCCCCCCCAACTTCGACATGGCGTCTACGCCAGATCGACGCGGGCTGTCGGATCGACCCCGATCCGCTGGCTTTGACCGGCTGGTTATGATACTCTGTCCACGTTCACTGAACATGGACGGAGTACACAATGGCCAAGCGGACCGCGAAGAAGCCCAAGGACGAAGCCCCGCAGAACGGGACGGCACAGCTCATGAAGGAGCTGTGGCAGGCCGCCGTGAACCTCCGCGGTTCGATCGAGCCCGCGGACTACAAGCGGTACGTCTTGCCCATCATCTTTCTCCGGTTCCTCTCGCTCCGCTACGAGCGCCGCCGCGAGGAACTCGAGGGGTTGCTCGCGGACCCGAAGAGCGACTACTTCACCAAGGACACGAAGGCCCGCACCCGCATCCTGGCCGACGCGGACGAGTACCGCGCTGCGGGTGCTTTCATCGTCCCCGAGAAGTCGCGCTGGTCGTACATCCTCCAGCACGCCCAGGCGGACACGATCAAGAGCATCCTCGACGACGCCCTCGAACTTCTGGAGAAGACCTACCCCGACAAGCTCCGCGGCCTGCTGCCCCGCATCTACGCCGGCTCGAACCTTGACCGCGAGGGCGTCACCGGGCTCATCAACCTGTTCTCGAAGGACATCTTCAAGCAGGACCACGGCGGCGAAGACTTGGTCGGTCGCGTCTACGAGTACTTCATCGGCGAGTTCGCCAACAGCGAGGGCAAGCGCGGCGGCGAGTACTTCACGCCCGTCTCCATCGTCCGCACGCTCGTCGCCATGCTCGAGCCCACCGACGGCGTCGTGTACGACCCCTGCTGTGGCGCTGGCGGCATGTTCGTGCAGTCGGACGTGTTCACGAAGCACTCGGGCCGCCTGTCGTTCATCGGCCAGGAGAGCAAGGACTTCACGTACCGGCTGTGCCGGATGAACCTCTTCATCCACGGCATCGACGGCAACATCCAACTCGGCAGTTCGTACTTCAATGATCTGCACGCCGACACGAAGGCCGACTACGTCATCGCCAATCCCCCCTTCAACGACGGCGCGAAGGGCGAGGACGGCTGGGGCGCTCACCGCATCACGAGCAAGGACCCACGGCTGGACTTCGCCAAGCGTGCGGGCGCGAACGGGACTGCTCACAACGGCCTCGCGGCGGGCCAGCCCATGCCTCTCTCGCCGCGCAACGCCAACACCATGTGGATGATGCACTTCCTGCATCACCTCCGCGACCCCGACGGAAAGAAGCACGCCGGAGGCACCGCCGGGTTTGTCATGGCCACGGGCGAACTTTCCAACAGCGAGATCCACCGCCTCGAAGTCCGCAAGGCTCTCGTCGAGCATGGGTACGTGGACTGCATCGTGCAGCTCACGGGCCAACTCTTCGCCAACACGCAGATCCCGTGCTGCCTCTGGTTCCTCTCGAAGAACAGGGGCGGTGGCGGCGGCTTCCGCGCGCGGAAGAACGAAGTCCTCTTCATCGACGGCCGCAAACTCGGCACGCTCATCCCCGGCTCGCGCAAGCAGAAGCAACTCTCGGCGGAGGAGGTCGAGAAGATCGCCGCCGTGTATCGCGAGTTCAAGCGGAAGGGCACGCCCGCCGAGGTTGCGGGCTTCTGCAAAGCCGCGACGCTCGACGAGATCCGCGAGCACAACTACGCCCTGACGCCGGGCCGCTACGTCGGCGCGGCCGAGAGCGATGATCCCGATGAGCCGTTCGAGGACCGCTTCCCGCACCTGTGCGCGACCCTGGATGAACAGTTCAAGCAGTCGGCGGCGCTCGAGAAGCAGATCCGCGCGAGTCTGGCCGAGGTGGCTGCGGCGATGGGGGCCACGGCCAAATGAACCGCGAACCAGTGCTTGACCGTGGGGCTGGCGGGCAACTCTCCGGAAGTTCCGGATGGTTCGCGCTGACTCCCGCCGCGCAGATTCTGCCTCGCGGGGACCGTTCCCGCCACGCGACGGGTCACTTGGCGAACGCGACGGACGACTCGTCGCGTTCTCCGGGTGACCTGGAAGACGCGACGGGCCGATTGGAGAACGCTCCGGACGGGCTGGAGCACGCGACTGGTCATCCGTCGCGTCATCCGGGCCGCCTGTCGCGTTCTCCGGGTGAGTCGGAGAACGCTCCGGCTCGTCCGGAGCGTCTTCCGAGTGAGCCGGAGGGAAGCGGCGCGGCGCGCCGGGAGGGAATGGACGGCCCACGGAGGCCCGCCGATTGCGCACTGGCCCGCGCAGTCTTCGTCCCGAAGGGACGACGGGGTGTAGCCACGGGTGGAGCGCTGGGCCGAAGGCCCGAGCGCAACCCGTGGACAGGGCGCGAGAAGACGCGCACCGCCCCGGCGGGGCGGCGGAGTTTCGTGGTGCGCGGGGGCGTGTTCGAGAAGGGACTCTTCCTCTGCCCCTCCGGGGCAGAAGAGAACATGAACGACGCTCTCCACGGGTTGCGCTCGCTCGAAGACTCGCTCACTCCACCCGTGGCTACAGCCCTTGACCCCTCCGGGGTCGAAAGGCGCGCGGACGCCCGCGCGGGTGGTATTCGTTTCCGAAGCGGGGAGGTGCCGGAGGGGCGGCACGCCCCTCTGGCATCAGCGCACCCGCACGCGGGCGGATCGGATGACGGGGAGGTGCGCCGTGATTGGTGACACCGTTTGGCGCGAGGTCGCAATGGGCGACGTGTGCGAAGAAATCACCGTGGGATTCGTCGGCCCGATGACGTCTGAGTACCGCGAAGCGGGCGTGCCCTTCCTGCGGTCTATGAACATCGAGCCGTTCCGTATCAACAAGACGGATCTCAAGTTCGTTTCGCCCGCGTTCCACGCGCGGATCAGCAAGTCGCGCCTTCGCGCGGGCGATGTGGTCATCGTGCGCACAGGCGCACCGGGGACGGCGGCAGTCGTTCCAGACTGGATGCACGACGGGAACTGCTCTGATTTGGTCATCGCCCGGCCCGGTCCCGGCGTCGATGCACGGTTTCTTTGCTACTACGTGAACGCCGTCACGCACCACATCGTGAACGAACACGTCGTCGGGGCTGTGCAGCAACACTTCAACGTTGGCGCGGCAAAGTCCTTGAAGTTGCCCCTCCCCCCTCTCCCCGAGCAGCGGGCGATTGCGCGGGTGCTGGGGGGGCTGGATGACAAGATCGAACTGAACCGGCGGATGAACCGGACGCTGGAGGATTTGGCGCGGGGGGTGTTCCGGTCGTGGTTCGTGGACTTTGACCCCGTCGTCAAGCCTTCCAAGGGCTTCGCCGGGCCGTCGCGTGGCTTCGCCGGGCCTTCCAAGGGCTTGGCCGGCAGCGGCTCGCCCAGGCCCTCCTCCGGCGGGGGCTCGGTCCCCCTCGCGTCGCCTTCGGCGGGGGCCGCGCCCGCCGACCTGTTCCCCAAGCGCCTGGTCGATTCGCCCCTCGGCCCGATCCCCGAGGGGTGGAGGGTGGGGACGGTGGGCGAGATCGGCACGAATCCGCGCCGGGGCGTGCTGCCGTCCGAAGTGGACGCGACCACGCCCTATATCGGGTTGGAACACATGCCCCGGCGGTGCATCGCGCTCGACGATTGGGGCACGGCGGCGGATGTGTCGAGCGGCAAGTCCCGCTTCGCGCGCGGTGAAATCCTCTTCGGCAAGTTGCGTCCCTACTTCCACAAGGTCGGCGTGGCCCTGATCGACGGCGTGTGTTCGACGGATGTGATCGTCGCGGCTCCGAAGAAAGAGTGCTGGTTCGGCGTGTTGCTCGGCCACCTGTCGTCGGATGAGTTCATCGACTACGTGGACGGTGCGTCGGGCGGCACGCGGATGCCGCGAACCGGTTGGGGCGACATGGCCCGCTATCAGATTGTCATCCCGCCCGAGCCGATCGTGGCCTCGTACTCGGCGTGGATGCGGCAAGTGGCGGAGATGCTGCGTATCCACGCGCACGAGTCACGCTCGCTCGCCGCGCTGCGTGATGCGCTCCTGCCGCAACTGCTGTCGGGCGAGATTCGTTTGCGTGAGGCCGATCGGGCCGTGGATGACGCGCTCCGATCCAACAGTCCGCTGCCCCGCGCGGGCGGGAACAAACGCCCGCGCGCCGGGATGGCCGCGGGCACCAGCAAAGGGAGGGCCTGACGCATGGGCTGGCACGGCTCCGAGTCCGAGTTTGAGTACACCACCATCGAGCGGCTCAACGCCCTGGGCTATGCCCATGTCCACGGGTCGGAAATGCTGGCGATGCGGGGCGGCGATGAGGCCGAGGTGGTGCTCAAGGACCATCTGCGCGCGTTCTTGACGCGACGGTACGGGCGGACAATCACACGACCCGACGGGCTGCCGGAGGCGGCCATCGAGTTGGCCGTCGCCAAGTTCGCCCGGCCCGAAGGGGTGGACACGCTCCGCCGCAACGCCGCGCTGCACGCCATGCTGCGCGGGGGCGTGGAGATCGGCGTCGAGGAACCGGCGACGAAGACGACGCCGGCGAGCAAACGCATTGCGCACATCTACGCGGTGGACTGGGAACGACCCGAGCACAACGAGTTTCTGGTCGTGAACCAGTTGCCTGTCCACGGGGTGCGCGAATCCGGCGGAGCCGGGGTGGGCAACGACCGCCGGCCCGACATCATCGTGTACGTGAACGGGCTGCCGCTGGTCCTGTTCGAGTTGAAAAACCCCTACGACGACCAGCCCACGGTGGCTGACGCGATCAACCAGATCGGCCACTACCGCCACGAGATCCCGCAACTCTTTGACCACAACGCGCTGTGCATCGCCTCCGACGGCGTGACCACGCTGCACGGCATGTGGACCGCGAACGAAGAGTGGTACGCGCCGTGGAAGAGCATTGATGGCGCGAGCGTCGAACGCGGCACCACCGGGAGCATGAAGACGCTCATCGAGGGACTGTGCCCGAAGGACCGGCTCCTCGCGTATGTCCGTGACTTCATCGTGTTCGAGACGGTGGGCGCGGCGGGCGGGAAGATCATCAAGAAGGGTGGGAAGTACCACCAGTTCTTCGCGGTGCGGATCGGGGCGCGGAAGATCCTGGAGTCGGTAAGGGCGGGGACGGCGGACAAACGCCCCAGCGAAGCGTCCAAGAGACTCGGCGTCATCTGGCACACCACCGGCTCGGGCAAGTCGCTGTCGATGTGCTTCCTGGTGGGGATGCTGCGGCGGGAGCCGTTGCTCAACAACCCGACCTTTGTGATCCAGGTCGATCGGACGGACCTTGACCAGCAACTGCACGACCAGTTCGTCGCGGCGCGGTCGCTGGTGGGCGATGTCAAGCACGCCAAGAGCGTCGAGGACTTGCGCGGCCTGCTCCAGACGCAGGGCGGCGAGGTAATTTTCACCACGATCGAGAAGTTCGCGCTGCGTGAGGGCGAGGCCGAGCATCCGGTGCTCTCGACGCGAGACAATGTGATCGTGATTGCCGATGAGGCGCACCGGAGCCAGTACGGGTTCACCAAGGGCTTTGCACGCTGGCTCGGGGCGGCGCTGCCCAACGCGCGGCGGCTGGGCTTTACCGGCACGCCCGTCTCCTTCAGCGGGGCCGACACCGTCGAGGTCTTCGGTGACCTGGTCCACGTCTACGACATCCGCCAGAGCCAGGACGACAAGGCGACGGTGCCGATCTTCTACGAGCCGCGGCAGATCAAGCTTCATTTGAACAAGACGGACGTGGATGGGGCACTGGCGGAGATTGTCGAAGATGCGCCGATCGACGAGCTCGAGAGAAAGAAGGGCCAATGGGCCGCGCTGGCCAAGGCGGCGGGCGCGAAGGAGCGGATAGAACTGCTCGCGGCCGACCTGCTCGCACATTTCAAGGACCGGACGGCGACGCTCAAGGGCAAGGCGATGGTCGTCTGCATGATTCGCGAAAACTGCGTGCGGCTCTATGACGCGCTGCGGGCGTTGCCCGGATGCCCCGAGATCAAGGTCGTGATGACCGGCGACCTGGGCAAGGACCCGGAGGCGTGGAGCAAGGCCGGGCACCTGACGACCAAGCAGCAGCGCGAGGCGATCAAGAAACGGATGATCGACGCCGACGATCCGCTTTCGATGGTGATCGTCTGCGACATGTGGTTGACGGGCACGGACATCCCATGCCTGCACACGCTGTATGTGGACAAGCCCATGAAGGGCCACACGATGATTCAGGCGATCTCGCGTGTGAACCGCGTGTTCAGCGACAAGCCGCACGGACTGATCGTGGACTACATCGGCATCGGCGATGAGCTGCGGGCAGCCACCGCGAAGTACTCAGCGGGTGGAGAGGATCACGGGAAGCCCGCGGGCGGGCTGGATGAAGACGCCCGGCCGCTGTTCGTGGCGGCGCTGGCCGAGGTGCGGTCGTTCCTCCCCGAAGGCGTGAATTACGGCGACTGGCGGCGGCTCTCGCCGATCGCGCTGGAGGACCGCTACGCCGCGGTTTATGGGCATCTGACCATCGACGATGACCTGCGGGACCACTTCTTGGACGCCGAGCTGCGGCTGACGAGCGCATTCCTGCTCGTCAAACACCTGGATGACTGCCGCGCCAGCGCCGACGAGATGATCTTCTGTCAGCGGGTGCGTAAGCAACTCCTCAAGACGATCCGCGGGCGTGGACCTACAAGAGACATCGAGAAGGCGGTGCGGGACCTGGTGGATGACACCGTCGAGAGCGAGGGCGTGGTTGACATCTTCAAGGCCGCGGGGATCACGCGGGCCGACATTTCGATCCTCGACGACAACTTCCTTCAGACGTTTAAGGATCGGCCGCTGCCGGACCTTCGGCTCAAGTTGCTCGAGAAACTGCTCGCTGACGAGATCCACATGCGGGCCAAGAAGAACTTGGCCAAGGCGAAGAGGTTCCGTGAACTACTCGAAGCGACGCTCCAGAAGTACCACAACCGGCTTATCGACGCGGCGGCCGTGATCCGCGCCATGATCGAGATCAGGAAGGACATGGAGGCATCGGATCAGCGGGCCGGGCAGTTGGGCTTGGCGGAGGATGAGCTTGCCTTCTATGACGCCGTCGCCATCAACTACGAGAACGTCTACGGCGTGGACTTCCTGAAGGGCCTGATCCACGACGTTGTGCAGAGCATCAAGCGAAACCTGAAGGTGGATTGGACCGAGCCGCACCGTGAGGATGTGAAGGCCGCTGTGAGAGCCGCGGTGCGACGTGTTCTGACGAAGCAGGGCGTGAAGGCTGAGGACTTTGATCGGCTGATGCCCGTGCTGATGGCACAGGCGGAGGCGTTGTACGCGGAGTGGCCGATCGCGGCCTGAGGAGTGATTTGTGAACGGACGCCAGACATGAGCAAGAAACAACCAGCCTTTGGCGAGCGCATCCGCGAGAAGCGGCTCGCGAAGGGTCACAGCCTGCGGAAGTTCGCGGAGCTCATCGACGTGAGCCCAACCTATCTCTCGCTCGTCGAGCAGGGAAAGGTGGAGAGCCCTCCGACCGCCGAGCGGGTGCGTCGGATGGCGGAGGTGCTCGGAGAGAACCCAGATGAGCTGATGTCATTGGCCGGCCGGATGCCGGAGGATCTTCGCGGAATCATCCAGAGCGAGCCAGAAGAGATGCCTCAGTTGTTGCGGGCGGCAAAGGGTTTGACGGCAGACCAGTTGAAGGCGCTGTCGGCGCAGGCCAAGAGGATGCAGAAAGAGGAGCAATGATGGGGCGACCGCCTGCCAAGACCGAACGTGTGCCGTGGTTGCGCGATGAGAACATCGAGGCCGAAGCCGAGACGCTCTTTGCGCTGTGGCAGAAGGCCCACGGCGAGGTCTCTGAACCCCCGGTTCCCGTCGATGAGATTATCGAGCTGCAGCTCAACCTGCGGTATGAAATAGATGACCTGCAGAAGCGATTCGGTCACGGCGATGTTCTGGGAGCGATCTGGTTCAAGGAGCAGCTCATCCGAGTCGACCGTAGCCTTGATCCCGTCGAGCATCCGCGCATGCTGGGACGCTATCGGTTCACGCTCGCCCATGAGATCGGCCACTGGCAGCTTCACCGGAAGGTCTTTCTCCGCGACGAGACACAGATGTCTCTGACATCCGCAGCGGATGCGCCCGCTTTCGTGTGCCGCTCGACCGACCAAGCACGTGAAGAGGTACAGGCGAACATGTTCGCGGCGTACCTGCTCATGCCGCGTGACCTCGTTCGCCGTGCGTGGATCAAGTGGCGGCGCGCCGATGACGTGGTGTGTGTGCTTGACCTTGACGCGCCAGCGTCCTCCGGAAGTGTGAAGGCACAGCAGGACGCTGCGATGCAACGCTTCTCGAAGCCATTCGCTGAGCAGTTCCATGTGTCTGCCGAGGCCATGAGTTACCGCTTGGAGGCGCTTGGGCTCCTCACTCGTGATCGATCCCTGTTTGGTTGAACCCCCAGTGTTCTTGTGCGCAGTGCGTTTACTGTTCACGGGACATGGACATTTGGAGGCCCTGAAATGGCCAAAGACTTTGATCCGCGTCGCATCCTCCGCAAGATCTCCAACTCGCTCACCCGCGTGTGCTTCGAACGCGCCGGCGTGGTCGAAGGCATCCCTTGGGATGACCTGGGCGAGACCCAGGTCGAGCCCATCTTCACCGCGTGGCAGAAGATGCCCGACGACAAGCGCCGGCTCATCCAGCTCGTGCTCCAGGACATCAACGAACTGGCGGACGAGCGCGGCGTGAAGGTGCTGGTTGAGGAGATCCAGCGCATCGCGCCCGATCGCCTCGCCGAGTTCGACGCGATTGTCGGCCAGGCTGACCGCGCGATGTGGACGTACCTCAACGTCAAGATGGCGTTCGTGGTCGCCGCCTATTTCGCACGGGCGGAGGCCCTCTCCACGGGCCGCTACTGGATCACGCGGAACAGCCTGCCCAAGCAGTCGATCGCGGTGGGCGATTCCCACAAGGTGGCGCTGAAGGCGGCGCTGGCGGAGTTCTACTGGGATCGTCAGCTGCGCGGCAAGATCTGCGAGATCGAGCACTACACGAGGATCGGCGGCAGCGAGTACTTCTTTGCCTACCTCGACGACTATCCCGATGACCCGGTGGTCTTCGACGACACAGGGCATCTCGTGCGCAGCAAAGAGCGGCGCGTGTTCGACAACGTCTTCGTGTTCAACCCCAGCGATGGGACGCTCGATGTGTACGCCAAGGGCGGGAAGAAGGTGTACGAGCCCCTCCAGCAGCGGTTCTGCAAGGCCGTGCTTGGTGTTGACATCGGGCCCGCGGACCCGAAGCGCCCCGCATACGCGCTTGATCACCTGCTCAAGCCGGACCGGAGGCTGCCGACCGATCCCAAGGATCGCATCGTTGCAGTCACCATCACCCGTGTGCGGGTGGAGCCGATCGACCGGCCCGGCGAGTACATCGAGCTCGGGCTCAACCCGGAGCGAGGCATTCACCGGATCGACCAGGCGATTGCCGAGTACTTAAACACGCAGCGGCTGACGCCCGACCGGCTGCGCGTGAAGCAGATGTCGTTCGAGTTGCGCTTCTCAACGGATGCACGCCCGCGCCCGCTGAGGTTTAGCGTCAGCTGCCCCAACTCCTGCGACCTCAAGAGCAAGCCGGACGAGCTGCGCGCGATCGGCGAGCGGTGCCTGCGGCTGTGGGAGGTGACCCATGGGTGATTTCCTCTCCCGCCTGTGGGCGTGTTTCGACAGCAGCGAGCCTCTCTTTTCCGCCCGTGAGGTGGCATCATGGCCGGATGGGCAAGCCCAGTGGCTCCAGGAGCGTGGGGTGCTCTGCGCCACGACGTCCGCCTCGCGCGTGGGCTGTTCGTGCTGCCCTTCGGGGCATGTCGAGGATGTGCTCGAGGTTCCCGACGCCGACCCGCCTCGGTTCTTCATTGCGTGCCCGGAGTCGGTCACGGTTGAGGTTGATTCTGAAGCCCTGCGGCAATGGACGATCGACGGTGACGCCGTCGCGTCGCTCATCGCGGCGGCGCTTGGTATTCAGGGACGCCCCACTCCGATCGAGTCTGGCCGTGTGTGGCGGCTCGGGACAACCCGATGGCAGCAGACATCCCGTGAGGTGTTGCTGGCCCGGGGGCTCGGTGCCGATGATGCCGCCCGCATCGCAGCCCACGCGGGTCAGGCAGGTCGGCCCATTGTGCTGGTCAGCGGCCAGGAACCCCCATCCCATGTCTGGCCGGGGCGGCCACCGGCCTGTGTCGCACTGTCGCGTGTGATGTCGCAGGATGCGACAGGGCTGCAGGCGGATGGCGTACTGCTTCACGACCTGGTTCAGAAGGCCGACGAGCTTCAGGCGCAGGTGGAACTCTTGCCGCTGGACCCCGCCGGCAAGAAGCGGGTACTTCGCCGGCATGCTCAGGCTGCTGCAGTATCAAACCAAGAGGACGAGGTACTGGTCGGCGCGTACCAGGCATGCCATTCGTACCGCGAGGCGGCCAAGGTGCTCTCGGCACGCCTGAAGACCAAGATCACCAAGGACAAGGTCAAGCGTGCCGTGGACCGCGCCGGCGGCCCCTCTGCCGTCATCAACGGAGCCAACAGCAACTCGGTGGTGCGGACTGTCGCGTCGCACCGACGCGACAAAGGTGGGAGATTCTGAAAATCGTGCAGGTGCCGTGAAAGCAGGCCTCTGCGCGTTGTTCGACATCGATGGTGTGCGTCGCGGGGCGTTCAGAACCGCGACACCGGCCGGTGGGTCCGAGGGCCACGAGGGCCATAACCCGCCGGTCGCTACAAGCTCGTGAATGTCTGCGGCGTGCGCCGCGACGCGAGATTGGCACGGACGGGTGATGGCTCCGGCCCCGGAGGTCACCCGTGACCAACGGCGCATCACTGAACGACCAATACATCCGCACACTCATCCTGATCAAGGCCCGCAGCCTGATGAAGTCCCCGACCTTCCGGGGCGTCGAACGCGACGACGTTCTGCGGGACCTGACGCTCATCCTCGCCAAGCGACTCGGCCAGTTCGATCCCGAGCGGGCCCAGCTTCGCACGTTTGTGTCCCGCGTTCTGGACTCAGCCGCGATCACCTTGCTTCGGGCTCGCCAGCGTGAGAAGCGCTCCGGCGATCACGGCATGGCCTCTATCGAGCGGCTTCGGGAGCGCCAGGCCACGGATCCGGTCACCGGCTCGGCAGCCGTTGCGGAGGCCGATGCGGCACGCCGCCTTGGGCGTGAGGTCCGCTCCCCCATCGATGAGTTCCATCTCAATGACTCGATCCGCGAAATCGTGGCGGCGCTGCCCCCCGATCTCGCCGACTTGTGCCGTGCGCTCCAGGAAGACTCCGCAGTGTCGACGGCTCGCGGCCTGGGCATTTCCCGTCGCCAGCTACGCAATCGCATCGCCGAGCTTCGTGTGCGATTTGCCGCCGCGGGCTTCGAGACGTTTTGACCAAAGCGGACAGCGGCTCTGCGGACGGCGTATGTAGCCGGGGAGCAGCACCCCAGTGTGCAGCGAGGAGTTCACCATGACCACCGGCGTGTACCGCTTCATCTTCGACAAGGACATCGCTCTCACCGACGCGGAAGCAACGCTGCACCTGGCGATGATCGCCGCCGAGGGGCTCTTCGGCAATGCCATCGTCCGAATGGACGTCAGCTTCGCGGCGGACCAGGCGGGTCGAAGCCTGAGCGTCGACGGCACAACGCCGGTGGGCGCAGCGGTCGTCCGAATGTTCACCTCGCTGATGCTCCGCGAGTTCGGCGAGGACGCCTTCACCGTCCGGCGCGTGAAGGCGTCCTCAGCCGAGCCCACGGCGGCCGCCGCGTGATCACACCACTTCCGCTCGTCCGCCTCGGCCAAGGCGCATTCACCCGCGACATCTGGCCTCATGACATCGATCCCACTTTCTGCAATCACGGAGATTCCATGCCCACAACCGCCCCCGCAACCCTCATGAACCAGATCAGCAAGGGCCGCAAGGCCCGCCCCCGCCGCGTGATGCTTTACGGCACCCACGGCATCGGCAAGAGCACCTTTGGCGCGATGGCCGAGAAGCCCATCTTCGTTCCCACCGAAGACGGACTGGCCGACATCGACTGCGAGTCGTTCCCGCTGGCCCGCAGCCTCGGCGAGGTGATGGCGGCGCTCGAGTCCCTGTACTCGGGTGACCACGACTACCGCACCGTCGTCATCGACAGCCTTGACTGGCTCGAGCGCCTGATCTGGGGCGAGGTCTGCGCCGACGAGAGCGTCGAGAACATCGAGAAGATCGGGTACGCCAAGGGCTTCTCGTTCGCCATCGACAAGTGGCGTGCGGTACTCGGCGCGCTCGATGCGCTCCGTAGCGATCGCGGCATGACGGTGGTGCTGATCGCCCACGCCAAGATCGAGAAGTTCGAGAACCCCGAGACCGTGCCGTACGACCGCTACTCGCCGCGCCTGCACAAGCTCGCGTCGGCGCTCGTGCAGGAGTGGGCCGACGAGGTGCTCTTCGCCACGTACAAGGTCCACACCATCAAGGTTGACGAGGGGTTCAACAAGGCCAAGCACAACGGAGTTTCCACCGGCGAGCGGATCATCCGCACCGTCGAGCGTCCGGCGCACGTCGCCAAGAACCGCTTGGGCCTGCCCGAGGAGATCCCGCTGGACTACCGCGTCTTCGCGGCACTCGTGCGCGGCGAGGACCCTTCCGCCGCCGTCGTCACCCCTGCCCCCACCACCGACAACACCGGCAGCAACTGATTCATGGCGCGGCACCGCCTGCCAAGTCAAGCCTTGGCGAGCGGCGGCAAGGCATGGCATTTCTCTCATCGATCAAGGAGCTCTGCACCAATGGCAAATCTGAACTTTGACGCGAACCAAGTCGATCCTTCCGTTGCCCTCGACCCGCTTCCTGCGGGCAAGTACCTCGCCGTCATCTCCGAGTCGGAGCTCAAGCCGACCAAGACCGGCGTTGGCAAGTACCTGCAGTTGACCTTCCAGGTCATCGACGGCGAGTTCAAGGGCCGGCTCGTCTGGGCCCGGCTCAACCTCGAGAACAAGTCCGAGATGACGGTCAAGATCGCTCGGGGCGAGCTCTCGGCCATCTGCCGCGCCATCGGCGTGATGCAGCCGAAGGACTCGGTCGAGCTCCACAACGTCCCGCTGGAGATCAACGTCGGACTGAAGAAGCGCGACGACAACGGCGAGTTCACCAACGTCATCAAGGGCTACGCAAAGAAGGGCGGTGGCGGTTTGCCGATGAGCCCCCGCGCTCCCGTCGGCGTCGGCCCGGGGAGCACGCCGCCCTGGAAGCGGTGATCTGAACAAGTCTCTGGTGGGGTGCGTTCGGGCGTGGAGTGGTCGGGATGGGCCGGGTCTGGATCGGCGAGCACTGGTCTGGCAAGGGTCGCCTCACGCGGAGACGTGTGCGGCGGCGTTCAACCAAGGAGCACACGAATGAGCACGGCAACAGCGATCGGACCGGACATCAGCAACGGCGGCAAGCGGACCATCGACATGACCATCCCGTACCGCGTGGAGGTCGAGATCAAGGGCGAGGCGGACCTCTTGTTCCACCGCTGGAACTGCGAGGCCGTCGAGGCCAAGGCTCGCTCGGCCAAGGGATCGGCGGCGAAGAAGACCGACGACATCGAGTCGTACGTCTACCGCAACGACGACGGCGAGCTCTGCCTGCCAGGCGAGTACCTCAGGCAGTCGGTGATTGCGGCGGCCAAGTTCCGGCAGGACCCCCGGTCGCCGCGCAAGAGCGCTCAGGACCTGGTGAAAGCGGCGGTCGTGAGCCTGACGCCGCTCGCCGGCCTCGGCACAACGCGATGGGACTACGAGCACAAGTGTCGAGTGCAGGTGCAGCGCAACGGCATCACGCGCGTGCGTCCGGCGCTCAAGACCGGCTGGTCCGCCGCGTTTGTGTTCATGGTCAACCTGCCGGAGTACGTCTCGCCCGAGATGTTGCACGGTCTGCTCACCGACGCCGGTCGCCTGGTGGGCCTGGCGGACTTCCGCCCGACGTACGGGCGATTCCGTGTGACGCGGTTTGATGTGCTCGCTGACTGATGGGACCTGGTTGGTTATGGCGAGGCTGGGCATGGTCGGGCGAGGCTTGGCGAGGTTCGAACAGACGCATGGAACTCTCTCTCCCACTCCCACCCTCGGCCAACCACTACTACCGGCGTGTCGGCCGCGCGACGCTGATCAGCCGGGCCGGGCGTGAGTACCGCGCAGCGGTGAAGTCGGCGTTGCTGGCCATGGGCTCTCCGTCCGTGACAGGTCCCCTCACCGTGTTGGTGACGGTGTACCCGCCGGATCGGAGGCGTCGCGACCTCGACAACCTTCTCAAGTGCTTGCTCGACTCGCTCCAGCACGGGGGGCTCTACCGAGATGACAGCATGATCGATCGGATCGACATCCGTCGCGGCAAGTGCACGCGGGGCGGCGGAGTACATGTGGCAGTTCATGGGCACGACAGCACGAATGACCACGGCTTAGTGAGGTTGCGCGAGGCGAGCCGAGGTCAGGCGGGGCACGGACCGGTGTGGCCCGGCTAGGCGCGGCGTGGCATGGCTGGATCTGGCGCGGCCTGGAGTGGCACGGTGCGGTTAGGCCCGGCAGGGCTCGGATTGGCGTGAGCGCCGGCGCGGCGAAAGCCGCGTCGGCGGATTGAAATGCAACTGCGACCCTATCAAGCCGAAGCGGTGGAGGCGATCTACCACCACCTGCGCACTCGCGACGACAACCCCGTCGCGGTGCTCCCGACCGGATCGGGTAAGACGCCGCTGATCGCGACGATCTGCCGCGACGCCGTCACGCAATGGAACGGCCGCGTGGTCATCCTCGCCCACGTCAAGGAACTGCTCGAGCAGACCGCCGAGAAGCTCCGCGTCATTGCGCCCGACGTGCCGATGGGCATCTACTCGGCTGGGCTCAAGCGCAAGGACCTCGGCTACAGCGCCACCGTCGCGGGCATCCAGTCGATCTGGAAGAAAGCATGCGACCTGGGGCCGGTGGATCTGATCATCGTTGACGAGGCGCACATGGTCCCCGCCGAGGACGACGGCATGTACCGCCAGTTCATCGCCGACGCGAAGGTGGTGAACCCGAACGTCCGGATCATCGGGCTGACCGCCACGCCGTACCGCATGAAGTCCGGCTCGATCTGCGCCGCCGAGAACATCCTCAACCACGTCTGCTACGAGGTCGGCGTCCGCGAGCTGATCGTGCAGGGATTCCTGTCGCCGCTCAAGACCAAGGCGGGCCTGCAGAAGATCAGCACCAACGACCTGCACGTCCGCGCCGGCGAGTTCGTCGCCAGCGAGGTCGAGGACCTCATGGACAAGGAGGGGCTGGTCGAGGGCGCTTGCGCTGAGATCGCTGCGCACACCAAGGACCGCAGCGCCACGCTGATCTTCTCCTCGGGCATCCGCCACGGCCAGCACATCGTCGATGTGCTCAAGACCAAGCACGGGATCGAGTGCGGCTTCGTCACCGGCGACACGCCCGACGGCGTGCGTGCGGCGATCCTCGGCCGCTTCCGTTCGGGCGAGCTCAAGTACCTGTGCAACGTGAACGTGCTGACGACCGGCTTCGATGCACCGCACATCGACTGCGTGGCGCTCGTGCGCCCGACCATGTCGCCGGGCCTTTACTACCAGATGGTGGGCCGAGGCTTCCGGCTGCACCCCGGCAAGAACGACTGCCTCGTGCTCGATTTCGGCGGCAACGTGCTGCGCCACGGCCCCGTCGACGCCATCCGCATCGCCACCGACGATCGCGGCGACGGCGAAGCGCCCGCGAAGGAGTGTCCGAACTGCCAGGCCCTCATCGCGGCGGGCTACCAGACCTGCCCGCAGTGCGGCCACCAGTTCCCCGAGCCGAATCGTCAGCAGCACGAGGCGAAGGCCAGCACGGAGGGCATCCTCTCGGGGCAGACCACGCGCGAAGAGCACCAAGTCAGCGAGACGACGTACCACGTGCACTACAAGCGCAGCGACCCTTCCGCGCCGCTGACCATGCGCGTCGAGTACCGCGTTGGCTTCAACCGCTTCTTCCGCGAGTGGGTCTGCTTCGACCACACCGGCTACGCCCGCACCAAGGCGGAGGCGTGGTGGCGGGCACGCTCGGTCGAGCCGGTGCCCGGCGGCACGGAGGAAGCGGTCGAGATGGCCAAGGCAGGGGCGCTCGCCCCGACGCTCTCGATCACCGTCGAGAAGAAGGCCGGCGACCAGTTCGAGCGCGTCACGCAGCACGTGCTCGGCGATAAGCCCCCGCGCCTTGACAGCGAAGAAGGCCTGCCGGACCGGCCGCCGGAGCCCGCGGGCATGACGTACGGCATCCCCGAAGACGAAATCCCCTTCTGAACAAGGAGTACCGCATGATCACGATCACGATCGAAGAGACCGACAAGGACGGGCAGTTGCTCGGACGCCACGTGGCCTCCGCGCCCATCGACAAGAACGACACCAAGGGCATCGGCTCGCTGCTGGCGAGGAGCGTCGGCGGCCTGATGTACCACACCGAGGCCCGCGCGGAGATCCCGCTGCTGATCGCGGCCGCCGGAACGCACCGGGCCAGCTCGTGCACGCGGGCGATCGGCCACGCGGCGGGCCTGGCCACCGGGACGTACGGCTTCGACCTGGCGATCAAGCCCGTCATCGAGATCGACCGCCTGCTGGACTACCGCGCCAGCAAGCGCGACCGCGAGACCGCAGCGCAGACGCTCAAGATCATGGGCGCCACCATCCGCCGCCGCGAGGACAACGAATAAGCGATGAGCGATGGCCCCTCCATTCTGCTCGAGTCGGCGCGCACGTATCTCGCCCGCGGGTACGCGGTCATCCCCGTGCCCGCGCGGAAGAAGATCCCCGTGCTCAAGGGGTGGACGGACCTGCGGCTCTCCGAGAGCGACCTGCCGGCGCACTTCAACGGCACCGGCAACATCGGCGTGCTTCTGGGCGAACCGAGCGGCTGGCTCGTGGACGTCGACCTCGACTGCGAGGAGGCGGTGGCGCTTGCGCCCAAGTTCCTCCCGCCGACGGGCGCGATGTCCGGGCGGCCGGGCAAGCCCGCGTCGCACTGGTGGTACGTGTGCGAGGGGATGAAGACCCGCAAGCACCAGGACCCGGTATCGAAGAAGATGATCGTCGAGCTGCGGAGCACCGGCGCACAGACGGTCGTCGGCCCGAGCATCCATCCCAGCGGGGAGCCGTACGACCCGCTCGACGGCGAACCCGCCGTAGTCGACGCCGGGGAATTGGCTGCCGCCGTTGCGGCGCTGGCTGAGGCTGTGACCGAGGCCAGGCATGGGCGCAAAGAAGCGATCGTTTCAAAGCCAACGTCACTTCGAAACGATCGCTTCCCAGCGGTCGACGCCGTGCTCCGGCGCGCCGCGGCGTACCTCGACCGCATCCCGCCAGCAATCTCCGGCTCTGGCGGGCACAGCCAGACCTACACGGCTGCGACGGCGATGGTGCATGGGTTCGGCCTCGATCCCGAGGCGGCGTTCTCGCTGCTGTGGGATCGGTACAACCCGCGGTGCGAGCCGCCGTGGTCTGAGAAAGAGCTGCGGCACAAGGTGACCGACGCCGCCAGCAAGCCGCACGACCGTCCGCTCGGCTGGCTCCGCGATGCTCAGAAGGCCGAGGATCTGGGCGGCGTGGACCTGTCGGGATTCCTGGCAGCGCCGGCGAAGGCGAGCGACGACACGGCCGCTCCGGACGAGGACACGCCGATCGATCCCGGCACGCTCCCCGATCGCTACCTCGCCGTGCCCGGGTTCATCTCCGAGGTCATGGCGTTCAACAGGGAGACGGCCCACCGTTGGCAGCCGATGCTCGCGCTCGCCGGCGCGATGTGCCTGCAGGCCGTGCTCGCGGGGCGCAAGGTCCGCGACGAGCGCGGCAACCGCACGAACCTCTACGTCGTGTGCCTCGCGGGGTCCGGCTCCGGCAAAGACAACGCGAGGCTCATCAACAAAGCGGTGCTCTTCAAGGCCGGTCTCAACGGGCTCGAGGGCAACGAGGACCTCGCCAGCGACGCCGGGCTGGTCACCGCCGTCGAAGCCGAGCCCGCGATCCTCTTCCAGATCGACGAGTTCGGGCGTTGGCTCCGCACCATTGGCGACCCGAAGAAGGCCCCGCACCTTTTCAACGTCATCTCGACGCTCATGAAGATGTACTCGTCGGCGCGGAGCATCTTCAAGGGCAAGGCCTACGCCGACGCCAAGCGGAACAAGGTCATCGATCAGCCGTGCGTGTCACTCCTGGCTACAACCGCGCCCGAGCACTTCAAGCACGCGCTCACGCCCGACGCCATGAGCGACGGGTTTATGGCCCGGCTCATCGTGTTCGAGACCGGGGAGATGCCGCCGCGCGTGTGGCAGCCGGAGAAGGACCCGCCGCAATCGATCGTGGATGCGGCTGCCTGGTGGGGCGCGTTCAACCCCGGCGGCAACCTCAGCCGCGAGCACCCCAAGCCGATGGTGGTTCCGACCTCCGATGACGCCCGCGCCGCGTTCAACCGCCTCGCGGCGCTTGCCGACGCCGAGATGGAGCGCCCGCGTGAGGACCTGCGATCGATCTGGGCACGCGTCGAGGAGAAGGCGTGCCGCCTGGCGCTGATCTACGCCTGCTCCAAGAACCGCGAGAAGCCGGTCATCGATGCCGACGCAGCCGAGTGGGCGTGCGGACTGTCCGAGCACCTGACCCGCCGCGTGCTCTACCTCGCCCACGAGTACGTGTCGCAGGGAGAGTTCGATGCCAAGCAGAAGGCCGTGCTCCGCGCGATGCGGACGGCGGGCGGGCGCATGACCCGGTCGCAGATGTGCCGCGTGACCCAGCACCTGACCCAGCGGGAGCGGGACGAGGTGCTCGAGAACCTCAAGGAGACCGGCCGCTTGAAAGAAGGGGTCGAGCCGACCGCCGGGCGGTCAAGGAGGGTGTATGAACTCCTGCCGTAGCAGGTCAGAAACGCGGGTTGGACGCGGCCAGACCCTTCTTTCACATTCTT